CGAGCCGCCACCAGCAATGCACCCCGCCGCCGCTCTCAAGGATGGCCGTGGGCATCGGATAGCCGGCGGCCTTCACGCGAGACAGCGCGTCCTCGACAACCACGCCCCCGTCAAAGTCGGCGAACAGGCACCGGGCCAGGGCGACGCCTTCGGCCTGGCTGGCCCCGATGCTCTGCCGCGGGTTGGCCCCGAAGTAGGCGTGGGCCCGCTGGTTCTCGTCCTTGTTGATCCGCTCCAGCCACTCGACGATGTCGGGGATCTCAGGCAGCGGTGCCCATCGCCGGCCGGCGGCCGGCGGAAGCGGGCGGAACTCAATGATGTCCTCGGGCTCAAAGATCGCCCCGAGGAAGTCAATGCACTGCGATAGGGCGTCCATGCAACTTGCGTCCTCTCAGGTCTCGGTGTGGGTGACAGATTTGGTGGCAGTCGGTGCAGAGCGAGACCACGTCACACAGCAGCTCGTGGCCGAGCCGGTCGTACGTCAGGTGGTGTACGTGCTCGGCCGCGGCCTCGAGGCAGCCCTGGCACAGCCAGTTGTCACGACGCAGGGCCTTCTGCCGCAGGGTGTGCCAGAAGTCGCTTGCCAGATGCGCGTGGTAGCGATCCCACCACTCCCGATCCATTTCGGCCTGGAGCGACTCTGCAGCAAACCTGGCCGCCTGGATGGCACGCTCAGCGATCCCGTCGCTCCACAGCGGCAGGGCTTCCAGGTCCACATCCGCTGGCTTGGGAACCCACGAGCCGTGGCCTGTCTTGCTGTAGTCAATCTGGCCGCACACCAAGCACTGGTATGTGTACATCCAGCTGCCAGCACTGTTGCGCTTGCGCACGAGCCGGCTGTCGTGAATCTGGCAATCCATTGAGGGCACTCCGTTGCCTTGTCCATTCCGCCCCGCCGCGTCGAAGCGGCACCGTGCCTATCACGGGGGCGGCGCAGTCACTTAGCCGAGAAAACGGCGGAATCGCCGTCATCAGCAGCCAGAACGGCGTCGTATCCGCCACCGATGTCCAAGGCAAACCTGTCTAGTTGCGACTCTTCAACGGCGAAGCGGACAGTGCCGTCTCCACGATTCCTGCCCTGACCGCTCAATGCGTTTCCGCTGCGGTCTGAAACGCGACGCAGCGTCCACGTCATCGCTTCATCGTCAAACGCAGCAGAAACGCGATCACCCAAAATCCACCGCAGCCTCTTCATGACTGCACAGCTGAGACGCAGCCCGACGCTGTAACGCACCTTGGCCTTGCTGCCAGGCCTTGATTTCTCGCGAGTGCAATACACGCGCAAGTCGGACTTAGTTCCTCCACTACGTCCGCCTTTCGACTTCCTGACAAGCTCAATGACTGCCATGACGTTGTTCCTTTTCTTCATGCCCTATCACTGCCGCCGGCCCACGCGGGCCTCGAGCGGCCAACCATCCAGCACCCGCCAGCGGACTTGCACCGCTGCCGCCCGGGTTATGAGCCCAGGCTCACACTGTGTGCGGGAAACCAGCCGCCACGGCGAAGGATGGACCGTGGCGACGGGCAGTGAATCGACTAGAACGGGATGTCGTCCGCCGGCCCCGCTGCCGCCACCTTCTGCGGCTTGGGCTTGATCGCCGGCTTCGGGGTCGCGGCCGCGACGGCGGAGGCCGGCACGTACCGCTTCACAACTGCCGAGACCTTGCCGGCCTTCGACGTGTAGTGGCTGATCTCCACGTTCACGACCTGGCCGACCAGCTCGTCGGGCTGAAGGCTTAGCCGGCCACTCGCTGCCAGGATCCCCACCGCCTCGGCCAGCTGCTTGGCCCGCCAGCCCAGGTGCTTGGGGATGTCGTCGAACACGAACTTGTACTGGCCATCGACGGTCGCCAGACGCAGCTTGATGCACTGCCCGTCCGGGTTCTCGTCCGATGTCTTGTACTGATTCGGGCCCTCTTCACAGTGCTTGACCGTCATCCGGTGAATGCCAGCAGGCACGATGTCCCGCTCGACCATCACCGGCTGCGTCTGCTCGTCTTCGATCACGAAATCCATTTCGGTCCCGTCCTTTCTGTTTACGAAACTGCTTCCACTTCCGTACCGATCTCCTCCACCCTGGCGAGGATGTCCTTCACCAGTTGGTCCGCTGTGGCTTGGTGGAACTTGCCCTCACGGACACGCTCCGAAACAAGCCGCCTGATCTGCTCGAGCTTCTCGACGGTCTCGGCCGCCACGATGGCGTCCTTGGCCTTCCGCACTAGGTCGGCGTCCTCGGCTGCCGGAGGCGCGTCGGACAGCCAGGCAGCCAACGCCTTGCCAAACTCCTCGTCGGGCCGGTCGATGGTCTTGTCTTGGAACCGGCCAGAACGGTCCTTGATGACGTGGACGATGTGTTCCGGGCTGATCTCAAACAGCACGTCGAACTCGTACTCAATCCCCTTGCCCTGCTCAGGGGCCAGCCCCACCCGCACCGGCCGGCTCTTGCCGCTGGAGTCGCTGGCCGTCTGCCACTCGGTCTTGGACCGCATGGTGGCAATCACGTGCCCGGGGAAGTCGAGGATGGCATCGACCAGCCTCCGCTGCTTCGGGGTGCCCTCGCTCCACGCGCTCCAGGTGTTGCCCCGAAACTTGGCGTTGGCCAGCCGGTCGATCTCGGCCAGCAGCTCGGCCCACGCATGGGACAGACTGTCGATCACCAGCACGTCGTAGCCGTGGGCCGACTTGATTGTTTCGACGTAGGCGTCGATGGTCTTGTCGGCCGGCTCTGCCACGTCGAAAGAAAACAGGTCGGCGTACTTGGCCGCACTGCCTCGCTCGGTGTCGATCACCGCGATCTTGCCGCCCAGGCCCGTGGCAATCCGCAGGCTGGAGAACGTCTTGCCAGCTCCGCTAGGGCCGAAGATGGCCGCCCGGAGTTTTGCTTGGGACTTGGTCGCTTTCTTGAACACGCTCATGTCTGCACCCTTCTGTTGCTGTTGTGAAAAGCCGCGTCCCCGTCCATAGGTCGGCGGCACAGTTCCGTCCTTGGCCACCAGGCTCCGCCTGGCCTCCTAATCAAAAGTCCTGGACATGCCGCCCTCTGGCACAGGCATGCGTATGCGTCGGCTCGACTCAATCACGGCCCGGTTGGCGGATTCCCGCTGCCGGGCCGCCACGACCATCATGTGGCCGCAGATTGCCTCAATCTGTGCGGCGGCCGCCGACAGGGCGTCTGCCTTAATCGGAGTCCAGCAGTCTTCCGCCGGCACGTAATGGCCGTACAGATCCACCATCACCTTGCCGTCTACCTCGAGGCGGTCGCCTTCCTGTAGGTACACGCTGACGTAGTCAGGGGCGTGTGCTTGGCCGAGTAGCAGCTGGGCGCGGTACATCTTCATGCGACCACCTCCCGCCGGCCCGTGAACTCCAGTTCGTGCGGGTAATAGGCCAGCGTCTCGCCGTCCATCTCGACTAGGCAGTACGTGCCGTTCGTAGCCCGCACAATCCCTAACCGGCGGCCACCGATGTAGGGAGGCTCACCGATCACGACATCACCCGGCGAAGGTCTCCAAACCGTGCCGTAGGTTTCAGCCATCCCCGCGATGGCGGCCGCCGCTTCCCTTGCATGTGCGTCCATTGCATTGTTCCTTGATGGGTTATTCGCAGCAGCCAGCGGCAACGATCCGCATGACCAACACGAGCAACTGAATCCAAAACTCAACGTTCATCCTTCGTCCTCCTTGACGATGGTGGCGGAGCATAAATCCCCGATGGGAGATTTGTCAACACCACTGTTTTCGGGTTCTCAAACGTGGGACTTTAGGCCGACTTGCGGCCGGCTGGCCGCCGGCCACAGAGCTTGCCAGCCTTGCGGAGCTGGGCCTTCTCAGCTGCCAGCCGCTCGATCTCGTCGGCATCGACCAGCAGGACTCGCTCCGAGACCTTCTTCGACCAGATTTCCTTCCGGTCGGCCATGGTGCGGATGTGTCGCTGGCTGCAGCCGTATCGGTCGGCGGCCTCGGCAGTGCCGCAGAGGTTTCGCTTCGGCGGGAGTTGGACAGCCACGGTCATGGACTCCGATGGTAGCGATCCTGGCAATCGTGCCAAGCGTGCTGCCATCGCCCGTGCCGCCCCTTCAAATCGTTCCACCCGTAAAATACAGGTAGAACTTTTATGGAGGATAGTCCACTCATCACCCTGACACCGTTGGTCATGGTTCCTGAGTGACCCGCAAGGATGTGCCACATTTGGGTGGCGGAGTGCCACCAAACGGAGGGTACACCAATGCTACTGAACACCTTTTTTGAGGATACCTACGCGCCGCTCCGCCAACTAGCCCCCAAGGCGATCTATCAGTACCGGCTGACACTCAAGCGGTTTGAGGAGTTTCTGGGGCACCGGCCCGAGATGGCCGACCTGACTGACGTCCAGGTGCAGCGGTTTGCCCAAGCCCGGAAACTGTCCACCTCGGCCAGCACCGGCAAAAAGGACCGGACCCACCTTCAGGCTCTTGCCAACCTGGCCGCCAGAAAACGGCTCCTGCCCGAGTTCCTCGCCCTGCCGCCCATGCGGGCTCCAGGCCGGCTCCCTCGGGCATACACGGCCACCGAGGTAGCCACGCTCATCCGGGCGGCCAGGGCCCTTCCAGGCTGCGTGGGGAGCGTCAGGCGGGGCATGTGGTGGGCCAGCCTGCTGCGAAGCCTGTGGGAGACCGGCGAGCGGATCGGGGCCCACCGCGAGCTCAGGTGGGGCGACGTGGACCTCGAGGGCTGCTGGGTCACATTTCCCGCCGAGGCACGCAAGGGGCACGTCCGGGACATCCGCAGGCGGATCTCCCCCGAGCTCGCCGCGTGGCTTGCCACCTTCGCCGGCAGCGAGCGAGCACTGGTCTGGGCCTGGCCCGGCTCAGAGACAGCAATCTGGAACA